CTAAGCACTTTGGCGTGTTGGGGAACCCCATCGTGGTCCGAAAATGTTGGCCGTTGTAGCCATCCGCGCCGGTGAAGTACACCGTGTTCTGGATGTTGTCTTCCACGTCTTTCACAGTAATTTTGGTCATTTCGTCTCTCCGTCTCTTGTTGAAGGTGGGGCGCCGCTGATCATCGCAAAGCGCCCCGGTAAATCAGACCAAGTCCTCGATCGTCAGGTCGTCAAAGTCATCCGCGTCGGCCACGCCACCACCGACGAACGACTCGCCGTCCTTGTAGAACTGGACGCCCATCAGCGTCGCGTTGACCCGCTTGCCGTAGTTGTTGTCCTGCGTCCAGAGCTCCAGCACCGCGTTGACGTAGCAGCCGGCGTAGGGGCGACCGTCCTCAGCCACCAGCGGGCTCTTGTTGGTGTCCACCACCGAAGGCTTGAGCGGGTTGCGGGCGCTGATGTACATCATCCCCTCGAACCCGTCGTAGTTGGACTTCAGGTCGCCCGAGTGCAGGCAGGTCTTGTCCGCCGCGCGGATGGTCTTCAGGATGGCGTCGGCCTTGGCGCCCCACTTCTCAGCGGCAACCGACGAGATTGCGGTGTTGATCATCGCAATCTGCGGGTCCCTGGGGCTGATCAAGAACGCCGCGCTGAAGGCGGGCTTGCCCTCACCGTTGACCGTCTTGGCCTCGAACAGTTGGGGGAACGACAGGCGCACTGCGTTGAGTTTGATCTTCATGCTTCTTCTCCTTGAGGGGTTGGTGTTGTCACGTCATCGAAATCGGAAGCGGCTGCTGATGTGACCAGCGCAGGCCGTTTGTCTGTCTCCGGGGCCACCGACGGGCGGCCCTCGGCTTGGGTGATGAGCTCCTGCACCTTGGCCCACTGACGCGGGCCCAGGTCGCCCTGCTTGAAGACCCACTCGATGTTGGTCGGGCTCGCCAACGAGTAGTTGTACATCTGGTCGTGCTTGATACGCATCTTCTTGAGCGCCTCCTCGGCCACCGCTGGGTCACCCCAGGCCCGATTGCCGCGCTTGCCCTGCACGAGCTTGTAGCCCCGCACAGACTCACCGGCCAGCAGGCGCCGCTCGACCTCGGCCCGGACCGCCTTGACCCACGCTTCGATCAGCGATGCGTTGGTCATCACGCGGCCCAGGTCGGCGTCGTCGGCGGTCTCGGGCACCACTACGTCGAAGTCGGCCAGGACCTGCTCCCGGATCGCCGGGCACGTCGCCTTGGCCCGGCACCACTGGCACGCCTTGGGGCTGGGGTTCAGGGTCTCGTCGTGCAGGCCGATCGCCCAGGTAGTGCGCTGAACCTTGTGGGCGAACCCTTCGAGCTCGGGCACCGAGATCGTCCACTCCGACAGCGCACCAAGGCGCGGCTGGTCGACGATCATGCGCACGCGCGTCGGTGAGTAGGCGTGCCCAAACTCCACGTACGCCGCGTGCGCGTACATCATGAGCTGGGCGTTCTCCACCACGTCCACCACCACCCCACGACCGAACTTGGCGTCGATGACGATGAACTCGTCGGGCGTCAGGATGACCGCGTCCGCCGTGCCGGTGGCGCCTTCCTCGCCCGTCATGTGATCGATCGGCAGGCTCTGCTCGACCAGCAGGATGCCCCCGGTGGCGGCGACGATTGCCCGGACGTTGTCAACGTAGGTCTGCACCGACTGCGCCTGCTCCGGCGTGAGGCTCTCGAAATCAGCGGCGGCGTCCAGGTTTTGGGCCAAGCACTCCGAGGCGACCAAGTGCATCATCGTGCCCTCGTCCGCGGCCTTGCTCGACCTGTCCTCCAGGCCCTCGCAGAGGATCACCGACCCGGGGCAGGTCATCCAGCGCGCTGCGCTGCTGGGGGAGAGTTTTGCGTGAATGCCGGCCATCAGAATTCGTCCTCGTCGTCGGGGTAATCGGGATCGTCGGGCAGTTCCATGTCATCGGCCCTAATAAACTCCTCACGTGCGCCCAATACGTGCTCGACAATCTCGCAAATTTTGTGGGTGAGCTCGTAGACGTTGGGGTACGTCGACACCAGGGCGGGGAGCAACGCTGCAACGTACATGTCAAAAGCGCCAATTTGCTTTGCTCGATCGGCCTGCAATTCCTCCTTATAACTGCACATTCGGAACCACTTGGCGCGGTCCGTTGTGAGTTTGAGCTTCTCCCGCAAGCTCTCAACCGTGTCCACTTTTTCAGTCATTTCTGTTCCTTTATTTAATTCGCCAGATCGGGTACATGCTGGCATGACTCAGTACAGAGGAGGCTTTCACCCACTCCCCGGTGCGTTCAATTAGGTTCGACTTGGCAAGCCCGGAGACTATTGCCCCCCAGGCGTTGGGATGCGTAGGGTCCGGTAGGTTGCAAACAATGCAGTACTGGCGCGCGTCCTCTATGACGCACGGCCCTTTGTCCGCGATGTACTCCAGAATCATCCGCTTTGCCAACTCTTTCCATTCGGCGCTTTGGCTTGATTCCACAAGCCGCATACCGAACTCCCCCAACGCTTCGCCCCGTTGCCGGTCCATCTCAAAGCCTGGGGTCAGGCCAGCTCCGCCAAAAAAGCGGCGTAGTCCTCCTTTTTGAGCTCGGGACCCTTCTTGGCGCCGAACTTGCCCAGCGCCGCGATGACCTTGGTCCGGTCGACCTTGAACGAGTCGATGATGGCCTGGGCCACCTGGGCGTACTCGATCGCTGCCGGTGCTTCCGCTACGGCCTCGCGCGGCTGGAGCGCCGGTAAAACGTACGGCAATTCAGGCGCGGCCTTCTCGTCCGGCTCAATCAGGACGATCTTGCTGGTGTCCTCCGCCGGGGCGGTGATCACCTGCGCTGCGGGTGCGCTGTGCGGTACCACCGACGTCGCTGCGATCATCCGCTCGATGTTCGCCGCGTTCTGGATGTTCGACTCGCGGATCGCTGCGGTCAGATCCGCGATGACTTGTTCTAGACTCATTCAAGGCTCCTACATAGGACAAACGAAATGTTGTCCAGCCCAAGTACTATAGCATTGTTGTGAGGCACCACAAGCCCCCTACAACAACTTTTTTGGGGTACCATCGGCTTTTGTACAAAGGAGCAACACCATGACCGGGATCGAACAGGCAGTCGCCGTCGCTGGCAGCCAGCGCAATTTGGCCGAGATGCTGGGCGTCACCCAGCAGCTCGTGAGCTACTGGATCAAACAGAAGTGCGTGCCCCAGCGCCGCATCGTCGAGGTCGAGCAGATGACCGGCATCAGCCGCGACCTGCTGATCGACCCGCGCCTCGCCGAGCTCCTGTCGAAGGAGGTGTAGACTGTGCGCGAACCCCGGCTAGGTGTGGCTGATCCCCATGCCGAAAGGCAATCCCGTCTCTGCCCCGCCGGTAAGTTCACCACCCGACCGAGACGCGGCCAGAGATTGGGACAACAATGACAACAGCACACCCGCCGATTGGCGAGGTCTATGAGCCGGGCAACATCCCCGGCGAGCTCAAGGCGATGGCGCGGTGGTCGCCCTGGCGAGCGCAATGGAACGAGAAGCGAGGCAAGTGGGACAAGATCCCCGGCAACCAACGCAGCACTGCCAAGCCCGAGACGTGGCTGTCCTTCGAGGCCGCGCAGGCCGAGTTGCAGGCCAACCCCGGCGCCTTCGCGGGCCTGGGGTTCGTGGTGACAGGGCTGCCCGAGTTCACGTTCATCGACATCGACAAATGTATCGACGAGGCGGGTGCGTTCTCAGCCCGAGCGATCGAGATCATCGCGGCGGTTGCCAGCTACACCGAGATCTCACCGAGCGGTCGGGGCCTGCGCATAGTTGCCCGGGGCGCGTCACCAACAGACTGGAACAACCACGAATTGGGTGTCGAGGTCTACGCCGGCCACGCCGCGCGCTTCCTGACGATCACCGGGGACATCTACGGCGACTCGTTGGGGGTCCACGACATCACCGAGGCGACGCAAGCCGACCTGCGCAGCCGGTACGGCAAGAGCGCCGCGCCCAAGCTCACCGTCATCCCCGGGGGCGTGCCGCCGATGCCCGAGGTGTGGCCCGAGATCGTCCTGCCCGACATCAGTACGCTGGACCTGCCCGCCGATACCATGGCCTTCCTGCTGGAGGGCCTGGACGAGGGCGACGGGTCCGCCGCGCTGCACCTTGCGGGCGTGCGCCTGTACAGTTTGGGCCTGCCCGACCAGATGGTGCTGTCGCTCCTGGCGAGCAGCTACGCGATGGACGTGGCGATGCGCCACCGCGGCGACAACGAGTTGCGCGCCCAGCAGTACTTGTGGGTCGAGCACTGCGTCAAGGCCAAGCCCAAGGCCACCGCCCACGCGGAGATCAACGCCATGTTCGACGACCTGGGGCCGCCCCCGGGGGAGAACCCCGGGGTAGAACCCCGGATCGGAGCGACCACCAAGGCCGAGCGATTTCGCATCGAGACCGCGCCCGAGTTTGCCGTCAGACGGCAGTCGACGTGGCTCTGCAAGGGCATCGTCCCCCACGCCACCCTGGGCGTGATCTACGGGGCCAGCGGCTCCGGCAAGACGTTCGTGGCGTTCGACCTGATCGCCACCCTGACCCTCGGGCGGGACTGGCGCGGTCACCGGACCCCCAGGCCGATCGCGCCCCTGTGGATTGCCGCGGAGGGCGTTGAGGACATGCGCAAGCGTCTGGCCGGCGCCTGCCAGCACATGGGCGTTGCCCTGGCGGACCTCAACATGCGGTTCGTCGGCGACGCCCCGAACTTCCTGGAGGAGATTGACGTCAAGGCCCTGCTCGCGCAGATCAAGAAGCAAGGCAGCGGGTTCGACGTGATCATCATCGACACCCTCGCCCAAGTCATGCCCGGCGGCAACGAGAACAGCGGCGAGGACATGGGCAAGGTCCTGGGCTACTGCAAGGCCATCAGCCGGGCCACCGGCGCCATGGTCATCCTGATCCACCACAGTGGCAAGGACGAGAGCAAGGGCGCCCGTGGCTGGTCAGGGCTGCGCGCGGCGTCGGACTTCGAGATCGAGGTGCTGCGCCTGGACGACGATCGCGTTGCCACCGTCACCAAGATGAAGGGCGGCCTGGACGGCGGCGAGTACGGGTTCGAGCTCTTGACCGTTGTCGTTGGGCAGGACGCGGATGGGGATGACGAGACGACCTGCGTTGTGCATTTCACGGATGTCGGTAGGCAGGCGGTGGTGGGCCAGAAGGGCAAGCCCAAGGACATCGACCCCAAGGCCGTCTGGCAGCCTCTGGTGCTTGAAGAGGCCACGACCCTCCTGGCGACCAACACGGGGATCCTGACTCAGGCCGAGCTGGTCAGGGCGGTGCTGGCCCGGCGTCCGTTCGTGCCCGACCCGGACAGACCGGACAAGCGGGACCAGCGCGGCACCAAGATCAACGGCGCGATCGTTGAGCTTGTGGCGGCTGGTCGCCTGTCGGTAGACGAGGGGGGAAGGGTCGAAATGCCCAACAATGAGGCAGGAATGTGGGCAGAATGACCGTGCAAAATTTTACTGTTCCAGATGTTCCAGACTGTTCCAGACGTGTTCCAGACGTGCTCTAGAGCAAATGTGCATGCTCTACTTGTTCCAGATACCACCTGGAGCACCCCCTGACAGGGGTGCTCTAGGTCTGGAACATAGAGCAGGGGTTCGGAACAAACCCCCGGTGAAAAAAAAGTTGAGGAGGGGGCTTGTGGGCCACAAAGAACTTGTTGTATGATCTCTACATCAGCAACCCACCCCGAAGGACTTGACCATGAACGCAATCGCAAACACCGCCGCCAACGCCGACGAGCTTGGCTCGCTGCTCTCCCAGATCGCCGCCCTCACGGCCAAGGCCGACGCGCTCAAGGAAAGCTTCCGCGACGCCGCAACGGCGTCGGTGGACGCCCCCAAGGCGTTTGAGGGCGAGTTCTTCAAAGCCACGGTCGTCCAGGCCGACCGCACCACGGTGGCCTACGCCAAGCTGGTGAAAGACATCGGGGTGGCGCCCGAGATCGTGGCGAAGTACGCGACCTTGAGCGCGGTGTTCACGGTAAAGATTTCCCTCAAGTAAAAACCCCGGGGCCTCGGCCCCATTTCAAGGAGAGCAGCAATGTACGCATCAATCTACAAGGCCCCCAAGGGCTGGGCATCAAAGTTCCGGGTCATCGTCCACGCAACCCCGAGCATCAACGACCAGACCGGCGAGTTCCTCGCCGGCACCATCGGCGAGGCCCGCCGCATCTGCAAGGCCAAGGGCCTCAAGCCCTGGAATTTCTGATGTACAGCCGGGACAGGAACCGGCGGCAGCACTACGTGCCCGAGCCGGAGCGGTCCTTCGTGGACGCATTCATCGGGGAGCTGATTGCCGGCTCCGTCGTGTTTGCGGTCTTTGCGGCCATCGGCGTTGCCCTGGCGTTGTTTCTATGACGCAGAAATTCAGGGGCAACGCCCCGGTCACCGACGAGTGGATGCACTTGCACTCGTTTCACCACGAGGACCTGGACTGGCGCCTGTTCTTTCGGGTCAAGGACCAGTCCGGCGGCTGGATCAGCGGCAAGCTGGTCGTCGACGGCAAGGCGCCGCGCAAGGCCAACTACTGGCTCGGCTGGCGGGATGGCCGGTTTGCCCGTACCCGGGACGCCGGGACGTTGTACACCGGCAGGCAGGAGCTGTACGAGCAAGTCGAGAATTTCATCAACCAAGGACACACCAATGGCAACCCAAACGCTTAAAACAGCCCCAGCAGCGCGAAAGCTGGCCCGGGTGGTACCCAAGCCCCAGCCGGAGCCTGCGGAGGCTCCTGTGGCCTCCACGGCCACTTACCGAATGCCCGTCGACGTGTCGGACTGGATCGAGCAGGCCGAGAGCCGGCTGCGGCACGCCGCCACCGAGATTGCCCGGCTGAAGGAAGAGAACAAGCAACTCAAGCACTCGAACCGCGTGATGGAGCAGCGAGTCATGGGGCGCAGCGATGACTGAAATAGAAGACGACTCGACCCCGGCGCGCGACGCCGCCCGGTTCCGTTACTTGAGCCAGCGCGTGGTGGCGATTCAATACGGCGATCACGTAGGTATGGCGGTCGACACTCGGGACCTCAAGGACGTGGAGTTCGCCGAGGAACCCACGTTCCGGCAATTGATTGACGCGATGATGGCAAATTCTGTGGACCGAACAACAAAAGGACACTGACGTGGAACTGACACAGTGGTTTGACCCCGACGAGAAGCCAACCATCAACGGGTGGTACGACACCCGGTGGTTTGCGGGCGACCGGTTTACCGAGAATCGACTTTGGTGGCGGAAGGGCTGGCGTCTGGATTCGCGCAGCCCGCTCTTGCCGAATCAGCACAGGCCGTGGCTGGGTTTGCGGCCAACGGATGCCGAACTGGAGCGTCGCACCGGGGAGCCACACATCGACGGGTACCCACTGCAAAGCGGGTTACCGCCGGCAAAGGAGATTCTTAAGCCATGACTGAAACCGAACGCGAGCTCGACCTCATGTTGGGGGACGCGCTCACCGAGAACGAACGCCTCCGGAAACGACTTCAGTACCAGGAGGACAGGGACGGGTGGATCGGCACCCACAACCCCGACTGCTGGAGCTACGGCCCCCGGCACTACGAGTGCGCGCTGCGGCGCATCAAGGAGCTCGAACGTGCTGCGACTTGAGACGCGGCTGCTGGTGGACCTCGCCGGGTCACTGGCGGGGGACTACCCCCAGGGGGTCAAGTGCGAGACCCTGGCAACGCGGATGGCGATCCGGCACGACCACTGCGGCAAGATTCTGCATCTGGCGCGCAAGGCGGGCCTGATAGACATCTCGGGCAGCGGCGTGGCGGCGCGGTGGGGCACCCCGGCGATCGTCGCCGAGCTCAACACGGCGTACTGGACCCGCAACCGGCTGCGGGGCAAGAAGGCGCGCGAGGCCAAGGTGGCACGCGAGCAGGCCCGGCTCGACGCGGCAGAGCTGGCGCCCAGGCGCAAGGCCCCGTTGTTCACGGTACGCGCGCCCAACAGCGTCTGGCAGCTCGGTGAGTTCATGGACCTGCCACCGATCGAAATCCAACGCAAAAAGAAGTTGCACAGGGCTCAAACTTCAAGTTAGAATCTCTACTTCAGCAACCGGAGAGCAGCATGTACAGAGAAGACGTCGAACCCGCAACCCGCAAGGCCCTGGACGACTTTTTGGCGGAAGCCTGGGAATTCCGGGACGAGCTCGTAAACGAGGAATTGACGGTCGTACGCCGCGATGAGATCGCCGCGACCATCTCCAAGGCGGTGATCCCGCTGACAAAAGTCGTGGTCGTTGAGTGCCTGCAAGTCATCGCCGGCGTCACCCTGCCCGACACCGAGGAGTTCGAGGACGAGCTCTACACCGTTTTGTACGACTACTTTCTGGAGTGAACATGGAACGCACCCACACCGAGAACGAGCTCGCCGCCTACGTGGCAGGCAACACCCTGGCAACGGGCCTGCACGCCGCCCTGGCGGACCAGGAAGCCGAGCTCGACCGCATGCGCTACCTGCTCAAGGAGGCGGTAGACACGCTGCGCTACATCAGCGCCCACCGCAAGCACGCGGAAACGCTTGTCGACCTTGCCGAGACGCTCGAAGGCGTCGCTGACGTGTGGCTGTTCGACCACGCGGTCGAGGCCGACAACCTGACCGGGGCGTAAAAATAATTGAAGAAAAAGCCCCACGGGGCTCAAACTTGAAGTTAGAATCTCTACATCAGCAACGCAACGGAGATCGACATGACCCAACTCTTCACCCGCACCGGCACCGCCCGCACCGCCAACTGTGTTGGCGGCTACAGCTACACGTCGAAGTGCACCCGTTGCGGTGGCGCTGGTGGCCGCCGCGAGTGGAACCACTCCGGCTACGTCTGCTTCCTGTGCGGCGGCTCCGGGGTTGGCAAGGTCAAGATCGACAAGCTCTACACGGTCGAGCAGAACGCCAAGCTCGACGCCACCGCAGTCAAGCGCGCGGAGGCATCGACCGCCAAGGCCAACGCCATCCACGCTGCCCGCGAGGCCGAGCTGGTCGCCCAGCGCGCAGCCTTCGTGGCTGACAACGCCGAGTTCGTTGCCAAGCTCCAGGGCCTGGACGGCGACTTCTGGGGCGGCTTCCGCGAGTCCTTCCTGGCCCGCGCCAAGGCCCCCACAGAGCGCCAGATCGCCCTGGTCGATGCCGAGGTCGCCAAGCGTGCCAAGGCCCCCAGCGCGCACGTCGGCGCGATCGGCGACAAGGTCACCCTGACCCTGACCTGCGAGCGCGAAGTCCGCCTGGAGTCCCAGTTTGGCACGAGCTGGATGAGCATCTGCCGCGACGCAGCCGGCAACGTGGTCATCTACAAGGGCAACGCCCAGTTCCTGGGCCTGAACGAGACCGGCGAGGTCAAGGCCACCATCAAGGACCACGCGGTCTACAACGGCGTGGCGCAGACCATGATCATGCGCCCCAAGGTCACGCAAACAACGTAAAAAATTTACCTGGAGCCTCAAACTCCGGGTTACAATCTCTACTTCAGCAAAGGAGATCGACATGGCTTACCGTCAAATGCACCTCAACAAAGCCGGCAGCGGAATGGCTGCCAAGACCGCCTGCGGGCGCAACATCCTGCGCGCGCCGGTCTCGTGCGGCTGGGCCGGCTTCAAATTGACCCCGGAGGACCAGCAGTGCGAGAAGTGCGCGGCCAGCAAGCAGGCCGAGCTGAATGCTCGCCGCGACGCTGACCTCTGGATTCCGGAGAGCCCGGACGCCTGGATGGTGGCCGACGACGCATTGATCGCAGCAAGGAGAGCAGCATGACCCAAAACGAGTTCAACGCCCTGGTCAGCCAGGACATCCAGGCCCGCGTGGCCGCCGCCCAGGCCCGCTACGAGGCCGATCTGGCCGACGAGGAGTACTTCGAGGCCGGCATGACGCCCGGCGAGCAGGCGTACTGGGACGCAGTCGAGGGGGCAGCGCAATGATGGTCCTCTCGCCCGCCTACGGGCGTGACTACGCGAACAAGGCGGCGGTCCGGGCCGACTGGGAGGCCGACAAGGACTTCATCGTCGCAAGCTACAGCATCTGGACCGGCAAGCCGGTTAATCGCGCGCAGCTCGTCGAGGCGTCGGCCTGGGCCAGCAAGGCCATGCCCGAGCAGCCGCAGCGCGTCAGCATCCGCTACGCGCGACTGCGCAGGACCCTGGTCATCGACATAATTCCGAGATGACTGACGCCAAACGCATCGCCAAGCTGGAGGCCCAGGTTGAGGCGCTACGCGCCCGCCTGGACGCCCGCACGACGCAGCTCACGCTCGTGCTGCTGCAGATCTCGGACATGACAGGGCAGCTCAAGGGGCCATTGCCCGAGGGCTACGAGCCCCATGAACTGCCGGCGGACTACACCGGCAAGCTCTGGATTGAAGGCCAGCTCCGGCAACGTTTGCAAGGGGTGCTTGACGCGATGTAAACTCGCGCGCATGGCTACAAAAGGACGCCCCAAGGGCATAAGCAATTTTCCGAACAAGGCCGAGCTCAAGCTCGACGTTGCGGCCTGGATTGCGTCGAGCAAGCCGCTGGCGCAATGGTGCGCTCTGCCGGGGCACCCAAGTGCAGTTGCAATTTCCGATTGGCAGCGCGAAGACCCAGACTTCGCTTTGGCGTACGCGCGCGCACGGGACACCGGATACGAGATCATCGCGCAGGATTGCATGCGGCTGATCGATACTCAACCGCTGGAGGTCCACGACGACCTGGGCAATAAGCGGTACGACCCGGGCAGTATCTCGTGGCGCAAGAATCAGACGGACGTCCGCCTGCGCCTGCTCGCCTGCTGGGACCCCAAGAAGTACGGTTCGCGTCAGAATGTGACGGTGGACGACTCCAAGGTCGAGCACACAGTCAGCTTCGACATATTCGGCGAGCTGCTGAAGAACATGGCGCTCAAGCGCCAAACCGAGGAATAATGGATGGATCCCCAGCACCTGATCGACATCGGCCTGGGGACTATCTCCGCCGTCACCGGGTGGTTTGCCCGCGAGCTATGGTCGGCGGTCAAAGAGCTCAAGGCCGACCTTGCCAAGTTGTCGGTGGAGCTGCCCAAGACTTACGTGACGCGCGACGACTACCGCTCCGACCTGAAAGAGATCAAGGAAATGCTCGGCAAGATCTTCGACCGGCTCGACGGAAAGGCCGACAAGTGACACTTACCGAACAACTCCGGCGCGACGAGGGCACCGAGTCCTGCGCCTACCAGGATTCGCTCGGGTACTGGACGATCGGCGTCGGGCGCCTGATCGACGCGCGCAAGGGCGGCGGCCTGTCGAACGAAGAGATCGACTACCTGCTCGACAACGACATCAAGGCCAAGACCCGCGAGGTACTGTTGGCGCTGCCGTGGGCTGCGAGGCTCTCAGAGCCCCGTAGAGCCGTTTTGGTGAACATGGCCTTCCAGATGGGCACCAAGGGCCTGCTGGCCTTCCACAGGACCCTGGGCAGCGTTGAGGACGGCCAGTACGGCGATGCTGCGGTGGAGATGCTCAACAGCACCTGGGCGAAGCAGACGCCCGCCAGGGCGATGCGGCTCGCGACGCAGATGGAGACCGACAAGTGGCAGTAGATCCGCTGACCGCCGGCATCGAGCTCGCCACCGCGGCGATCGGCAAGATCTGGCCCGACAAGTCGGCAGCCGAGGCGGCGCAGCTCGCCGCGGCGGTGGCGATCGTCCAGGGCCAGCTCGACACCAACAAAGCCGAGGCGGCCAGCCCCAGCGCGTTCACCAGCGGCTGGCGCCCGGCGATCGGCTGGGTCTGCGCTGCGGCGCTGGCCGGCCAGTACGTCGCGCGGCCCCTGCTGCAGTGGGCCGGCATCGTGACCGGGCACGCATGGCCGGCGCTGCCGGGCATCGACGGAAATCTCTGGGAGCTCATGCTCGGCATGCTCGGCCTGGGCGGCCTGCGCACGTTCGAGAAGACCAAAGGCGTCGCGTAATGCTGGAGCTGCTCGAAGACCCGGCGGTCCTCAAGCAGTACTCGCAACTCCCCGCGGCGCAGCGGGCGGCGTTCGACTGGCGCGCGCGCTGGCTCATGAAAGCGCACAAGCACCAGATCGAGCCGCCGGGGGACTGGTGGAGCATCTGGCTGATGTGCGCGGGGCGCGGCGCCGGCAAGACCCGGGCAGCCGCCGAGACACTGGGCTGGTGGGCCTGGGAGCAACCCAACACCCGCTGGCTGGTGTCGGCGCCCACCAGCTCCGACCTGCGCAGCACCTGCTACGAGGGCGACAGCGGCTTGCTGGCGGTCATCCCGCCGGTGCTGGTGGCGAAGTACAACAGCACGCTGCACGAGCTCACGCTGACCAACGGCACGCTGATCAAGGGCATACCGGCATCGGAGCCCGAGCGGTTCCGGGGTCCGCAGTTCCACGGCGGCTGGCTCGACGAGCTCGCGGCCTGGGAGTACCTGCAGGAGTCCTGGGACATGATCCAGTTCGGCATCCGCCTGGGCACCCACACCAAGCTGATCGCGTCGACCACGCCCAAGCCCAAGGACGTGGTGATGGCGCTGATCGACCGAGACGGCGACGACGTGGCGGTCACGCGCGCGTCGACCTACGCCAACATCAAGAACCTCGCGCCATCGTTCCAGAAGCAGATCCTGCAGTACGAGGGCACGAAGCTGGGCCGTCAGGAGATCCACGCCGAGATCATCGACCCGGAAGAGGGCGGCATCGTCAAGCGGGACTGGTTCAAGCTCTGGCCGGCGGCCAAGCCCCTGCCCAAGTTCGAGTTCGTGCTGCAGAGCCTGGACTGCGCGACGAGCGAGAAGACGATCAACGACCCGACGGCGCACATCACGATCGGGATCTTCAAGCCCGAGGACGGCAGCATGTGCGCGCTGGTGGTCGACTGCTGGCAGGAGCACTTGCAGTACCCGGACCTGCGCCCCAAGGTGCTCGACGAGTACGAGACGGTGTACGGTGAGGGCAAGAACAAGAAGCGCGTCGACCTGCTGCTGGTGGAGGACAAGAGCGCCGGCATCAGCTTGATCCAGGACCTGCAGCGCGCCGGCGTGCCCGTGCAAGCCTACAATCCGGGCCGGGCCGACAAGATCCAGCGCCTGTCGATCGTGTCGAACATCATTAAGGCCGGGCGTGTCTGGGTGCCCGAGAGCAGCAACAAGCGCGGGTTCGTGCGTGACTGGGCCGAGGGCATGATCAGCCAGATCTGCAGCTTTCCCGAGGGCACGGCGCACGACGACTTCGTGGACGCAATGAGCCAGGGCCTGCGCTACCTGCGCGACGCCGGCTGGCTGACGATCGACTACCCCAAGGACTGGCTGGACGAGGACGACTACGCGGACGCCGACAAGACGAGCAACAAGCGGCGGGGCAACCCGTACGACCAGTGAGGTCAACACCATGAAGGATTCACGCTATGCCACAAGCCAAGAAGGCCCTTTCTACCGCGTCCGCCCGCGAGCTGTTGAAGGCACTGGAGCGCGACTACAAAGCCTACGAGAAGAAGGTGGGGCGGATCCCGACAATGCACGCGGATCTGCACAACGCGCAGCTCCGAAACCACTTTCGGGCGAAGAGATCCGAGAGCTGATTCGCAGCAAGAACAACGTCGCGCATGAGGCGGCGGATCAGTACAGCCGGCAGTTCCTGGGCAAACCCTACGCGCCGATGCCCAACACCGAGAGCTCGCTGCAGAAGCAGGGGCCGATCGGGCGCATTCAAACGCTAGCGAATTCCGAGGACCCGGCCTACAAGGAGGCGGTGTTCGAGGCATACCGGCGCAAGATGCCCGAGGTGGTGGGTGATGCTCGGGACTACGACGACCTGCTCACGAGGGCGTACGAGCAACTTAAGCACGAGACCAAACTGCAGTTTAACTCGTTGCCGGTGAACATGAGCTTCCACCGGGCAGGCGAGGGCGATTACCGCACCAGCAAGGAGATGCTGCACGACGTGCACAACAACCGCCACCTGTCGGTGTTCCAGGGCGGCGACCCGCACGACAAGATGTCGGAAGTGGATCCCGAGACGGGGCTCACCAGCACCGAGTTGTTTCGGGCAGTGCACGACTTCTACGGGCACGCGGTGCACGGGTACGAGTTTGGCCCCAAGGGCGAAGAGGGCGCCTGGGCGGCGCATTCGGCCATGTACAGCCCGCTGGCAAACATGGCAATGACCCCAGAGACCCGGGGCGCGAATAGCGTGGTGAACTACAGCCCGCTCAACGCCGAGTTTAAGCAAGGCGTGCGCAAGGCCACCGAGGCCGCGCACGAGGCCATGCGGCGAGGGCACCACGAGGAGGCCGAGAAGTTCCTGGCGCACAAGCGCGAGCTGCTGGGCGGGTTTCAGTACGCGCCCAACAAGGCGTCCTTGCTGCCGCCAGAGTTCTTGAGGGGGGACTACAAGGGCGGCGTGCCGGCGTACCTGCGCGAGATCATCAAGCCGGCCCACGGGGTTGAAGCCGAGCTGACGCACTTCAGCCCTGACCCGGCGCTGACCCAGACAGACCCGACGCGGTACGGCACCGGCATCAAGGGCGCGGATGCTTCACGGTTGGAAAACCCTGCGGCGCAACGCGATCGGACGTACTTCTACGCGGGCAGGCCGGAGCGTGGTGAGATGGGCCTGGGCGCCAATCGGTATCGCGCCACGGTACCGAACCTGTACGACGTGGCGGCGGACCCCGAGAAACTGCACCGGCTGGCGATCGAGCACAACGTCAACCCGGTGACCGCCAAGTACAACCCAGGCGTGGCCTACCCGCAGGAAGCCTTCACCGATCTTGAACGACTGGCGCACGAGTACGGGTACAGCGGCGTGCTCAATAAAAACTTGGGCATGCCGACAGCGGCGGTGTTCAAGCCCACAGAAGTGACCCGGTACGCGCAAGGCGGACTGGCGCAAATCAAGCGGTAGGACACCACCATGGCTAAGGCACCCAGCGTCGGGCAGATGAGCGCAGAGATGCGCGAGAAGGGCCGGCAGGCGTTCCTAAAGCCCAGCAAGGTCAAGGACGTGCTGTACCACGGGTCGCTCAACGACATCCCCGAGTTCAAGCCGGGCGCCAAGGGCCTGCTCGGCCCGGGCGTGTACCTGACGCCGCACCCAGGTAAGGCGGGCGCGTACGCAAACTTTCAGGGCAGGATCAAGGGCGACGCCACCGGCACCAACGTTATGCCGGTGCACGCCCAGATCAAGAACCCGTACTACTTCGACCGCGACCCGCTGGTGCCGATGACGAGCGAGCACGTCGAGAGACTGAAGGCGCTCGGGCATGACGCGGCGATATTGCGGGATACGGAAGGCAACATCAATCAGGTGAACGTGTTCCACCCGCACCAGATCAAGTCGGCAATCGGCAACCGTGGCACGTACGACACGACGAACCCAGACATCACCAAGGCCCAAGGAGGCGCTGTGAAACCCGTCAAGCTCAAAGAGGGCCAGCAGCCTCCGTACCAGGACCCCAAGACCAGCAAGATCGACGACTGGAAGTGGCACCCGATGGAGCGCATCCGCCAGGAGCTGTCAGCCCGGCGCGAGCTGCCCGAGCACGTCACGCCCTACGCCGACTACATGCGCGAGATGAACGCCAAGGCGCAGGCCGGGGAGCTCACGCCGCGCGATCTGGTCAAGGCGTACACGATCACGCAGAGCAGCATCGGGCGCGGCGGGCTGTCGCACTCGATGGCTACCAGTCGCGGCATGAAACTGCCCAAGACGGGCGGCGAGGTGCGGCCTGAAGGCGCGTTTGCTGAGTGGCTGGGCTCACCCATGGGGCAGAAGTACCTCGATGCCTCGATGCGCGGCGAGGACCACCCCGAGGCAATGGAAGACCTGCGCGCGAAGTTCGCGCCGTTCGGCAAGCAGAACGCCCAAGTGGAGGCCATGCAGTACGCAACGAAGACGTTGCCGCAGCGAGTGGCAAGCGCCAACTACGCCGTGACCGGCGGCAAGGATGACTACCGCAAGTTCGCCGGCAACATCCGGGGCATCGCTGGCGCCAAGTCGGGGTTCATCGGCTCGCTGCTGGGCCGTGGTGACTTGCCCACACTGGACGCTCGCCAGCTCAACTTGCACTCGCTGTCGCACCCGACCAAGACGCCCGAGGGCATGATGTCGCGCGGCAAGGGCCTGGGCGGCCAGGAGGCGGTGGACCGGCTGATCGCGCGCCAGGACGCCCTGGGGTACAAGATCCCCAAAGAGCTCGCGCCCTACGCCCAGCACCTGATCCACCACGACGTGTGGGACCAGCGCGGCGGCACCAAGACCACGCACGAGGACCTGATCAAGGCCATGCGCGGGTACGCCGATGGTGGTGACGTTGAGCAGATGCGCCACGCCCTGATGGTCAAGCACTTGGCCGGCGGCACGAAGCAACCCAAGGCCGTGCTGCTGCCGCAGAGCGATCCCGAGTACCAGCGGATCATGGACAAGTGGAGGAGCGGCGAGAAGCTCTCCGCCGCGGAGAACGTGAACCTGGGCATCAGCCACCCTGTCAGCGCAGTCAAGCTGCGCGCGCCTATCGGGACCCTGGGCTACAAAGAGCGGGCGGATCCGAGCCAGCCCGTGTCGCCAGAGAAGTTCATCACACCTGAGAACTTGCAAGGCGGCGCTGGCATTCCGCTGATCGGCGATATGGCCCGTCTGGGGTTGTTGACGCACGTTGGCGATGAGGAATTACCTACACCAGTACGGATGCAGGCAGGCGCGCACCACATGCGCAAGATCAAACCCCCGGGCGAGAGTTCTATCTGGTCATCTGCCCCCGGTGTCATTACGCGGCAGAGCAAGCTGGTAAAAACTGCCATTGGCATGCCGGGTGTGGATAAGGTCTATGGCCTACATGCGTCTATGACACCAACCGGTGTTGACTTTGGCAAACCCTTGAGCAAGACGCTGGTGGGGCAACTTCAAAACAACCCACCGCACCCGGACGTTGGCAATGCTTTTAACGAGGGCATGCGCAAGAGATACCCGGAATTTGCTGGTGTTGAAAACCCCGCAGAGTTGCACGAACAGCTCATGGCTGACACTAGGCGCGCGCCTGGGATGCGCAAGGCGTTCGTAAAACTGATGGACTCGGCGCCATACCAGAACGCTGGCATGCCCAGCGTCGGCCATGCGCGCGTCGCAATATCGGATCCAGAACAACTGAACCTACCCGTTCACTCAATGGGGATGGCAATTGGGGAATATGAACCAACGGGGCGCATCATCCGAAAAGCAACGATGCCCCACGAGGATTACAGCGCGGAGAGCGCAGGCAAGCATACGGGGCGGTTTGAGGTGCCCATGTCCCGGGGAGAGATGTTCCCGGAATGGGAAGCCAAGCGTAGGGAGTTGAACATGAGCACAGCGGCGGATCCCCGATCGTTTTCCATGAGCATGCCTATCCAGAAGTATGACCAAGAATGGGTCGACAAGATCATGCCGCTGTATCTTGCCAAACGCAAAGCAATCCTGGGCCGTGCCAAGGGCGGCTCAGTCTCCATGGACGAGATGCTGGCGCACACCACGCTGGGCAAGAAGGCGCCTAACGTCAGGAACATCGGCGCGGACGAGGCGCCGGACATGAAGGTCAAGCAGTACATCTCGCCGGGTCCGGGCAAGGGCATCGACCTGCCTGCCGGTGGTGTTGACTTCCAGCCGGAGATGCCAGGGCATCAGCTCACGCAGGCCGCGCCTGCCGGCCCTGGTGGCCCCGCCATGCCTGGGATGCCGCCAGGAATGCCGGGGATGCCGGGGATGCCGCCAGGAATGCCTCCAGGCGGCCCTGGAATGCCCCCAGGCGGCCCTGGCCCGGGCATGCCGGGTATGCCACCGCCGCTGCCCAGGAACCAGCCAGGGATGCCCACCGGCAAGCCTGCCGGCCTGGAGCCGCCGAACATCCCGCCGCCCAAGCAGAAGCCCAGCGGCAGCAACATCCTGTCGATGACGCCGCAGGGGCAGGCGTTGGCGGCACTCGGGCCAATGCGCAAGATGGCCGATGGTGGTGGTGTCAAGCGCAAGGTCGAGGTCAGGCCCACGGTGAAGGACGAGACCCTGCAGCGCAAGATCCCCGAGATGGAAACCGCAGTGAAGGCGCTGCACGCGGGGGTAATCGACCACGCCGAGTACGACCGCATCGTGTTGAAGCACAAGCCGGTCAAGCCCTACGACTTCGTGCCGCAACCGGCCAGCAACGAAGACGCGGCGCGCGCGCTGAAAGATACCCAGAAGCCACACTGGCGCGGCGCAGAACAGTGGCCTGCGGGCCGCAAGGTTGGCCTGCGCCTGGACATCCCGGCCTACGAGCGCCACGGGGTTTGGGTCAACTCAATCCACGACGAAGAGGGCAAGGAAGGCGACAAGTTCAACACGTCCTACGGGCCGGTGTCGTCGGTCAAGAATGCCGTGTTTGACCCCAAGCCAGAAAAAGCGGAAAGAGTTGCCACCGGTGAACAGGATAAGTCACCGTTTGCGCGCATCAAAGGCGAATTACACCCCATAAGCGAAAACGACGCCGTCAAGCTCATGCAGGAGCACCTGCACCACCCCGACTGGGCCCAGGTGGGTATGGACCCCCGCCGGCACGGGTTCTTCTACGACCGCAAGACCCTGCAACCGGTGACCCACTCCGAACACGTTGTGCAAATCGGCCCGCTGGTACTGGCAAAGAAACCAAAGTACGGCAAACGCGAAACTTACTCACATGGTGGCGGAGTTACACTCCCGCCATCGACCGAGCAAATGCGGCAGGCCCTGAGTGCACGACGCTCAAACTCGAAGGCATAGTATGAACAGAGATACCCGCGACGAAGACCTGGACGAGAATGACGACGGGTCGGTGGACGTAGACCTGCCGGACGATACCGCCGACATAATGGAAATGCCGGACGGCTCGGCTGTTGTCACCATGGAGACAGTCGGCCCCGAGGAGTCGCGCGACTTCTACGCCAACATGGCCGAGACGATGGAGACCTACGAGCTTGACCGGCTCGCCATGCGTTACATCGACTTGCTGGAGAAGGACAAGAATGCGCGGGAGGACCGGGACAAGCAGTACGAGGAGGGAATTCGGCGTACTGGCCTGGGCAAGGACGCACCCGGTGGTGCCAACTTCATGGGCGCCAGCCGCGCGGTGCACCCGATCATGGCCGAGGGCTGCGTGGACTTTGCATCACGCGCTATCAAGGAGATGTTTCCGCCTGACGGCCCTGTCAGAACCAAGATCATCGGCGAGGTCGATGACCTGAAGCAGCAGCGCGCCGAGCGCAAGCGGGACTTCCTGAACTGGCAGATCACCGAGCAGATCGAGGAGTTCCGGGACGAGCAAGAGCAGATGCTCACCCAGCTCCCGCTGGGCGGCTCGCAGTACATCAAGGTTTGGTACGACGAGCAACAGAAGCGCCCAACAATCGAGTTCCTGCCAATCGACCGGATCATCCTGCCGTTCGCCGCGTCCAACTTCTACGCGGCGCAGCGCGCTGCCGAGGTCCACGAGATCACCGAGTGGGAGTACAAGCGGCGCGTCAGCAACGGCATGTACATCGACGGGTTCTCGTTCACGTCGTCCATCGAGCCCGAGCAGACCAAGGCGCAGAAGGCCAACGACAAGATTGAGGGCAAGGCGTTCCAGGACAACGAGGACGGCCTGCGCAAGGTCTTCCACATCTACACCTACCTCGAATTCGACGACGACAAGCACAGCGACGGTGAGATGGCCCCGTACATCATGATGGTGGACGAGCAGTCCAGCAAGGTGATCGGCCTGTACCGCAACTGGGAGGACGGCGACGACACGATGACCAAGCTCGACTGGATCGTCGAGTTCAAGTTCATCCCCTGGCGTGGTGCGTTCGCGATCGGCCTGCCCCACTTGATCGGCGGGCTGTCGGCGGCGCTCACCGGCGCCCTGCGCGCGCTGCTCGACTCGGCGCACATCAACAACGCCGCGACGATGCTCAAGCTCAAGGGCGCCAAGCTCTCGGGCCAGACCCAGCAGGTCGAAGTCACCCAGGTCGCCGAGATTGAGGGCGCGCCGGGCGTGGACGACATCCGCAAGATCGCGATGCCCATGCCGTTCAACCCGCCGTCACCGGTGCTCTTCCAGCTCCTGGGCTGGCTCAGTACCGCCGCCAAAGGGGTGGTGACCACCAGCGAGGAGAAGATCGCTGACGTCACGTCCAACGCGCCGGTGGGCACCACCCAGGCGTTGATCGAGCAGGGCGCGGCGGTCTACTCCGCCATCCACGCCCGTCTGCACAAGTCGCAGGAGCGGCTGATCAAGATCCTGTGCCGGCTGAACCGGTGGCACTTCGACGAGATGCGCAAGGGCGACATCGTTGAGGACATGAACATCCAGCGCGACGACTTCAACCGCAACACCGACGTCATCCCCGTCAGCGATCCGCACATCTTCAGCGAGACGCAGCGCATGGCGCAGATGCAGTCGGTGCTGCAGCGGTCGGACAAGAACCCGGACCTGTACGACGCGAAGGCGGTGGAGGAGCGGTTCCTCAAGCAGCTCAAGATCCCCAACGTCAGCGAGCTCTTGCGCAACGTGCCGGCACCGGAGCAGCGCACCCTGGCGGACGAGAACGCGGCCATGTCGATCGGCCAGCCGGCGTACGCCTACCTGCAGCAGGACCACATCTCCCACATTCAGGGCCACCTGATGTTCGGCCTGGACCCGTCGTTCGGATCGAACCCGTTCATCGCACCGCAGTTCACGCACAACGCGATCGAGCACATCAAGCAGCACATGACGCTCTGGTACCTGAACCGCATGAATGGCTACGTGGCGAACCTGCGCGGCGGCAAGCCGGTGGCGAACTACGACAACCCCAAGCTGACCGCGATCATCGACCAGCTCTACGCGAGCGTTGGGCAGCACGTCGCGCTCGACAGCAAGGAGGTCTTCTCGCAGATCCTGCCGCAGATCCAGCAGCTCCAGCAGGTCGCCCAGCAGTACGCGCCCGCCGCGGTCCTGCCGCCCGACGCCCAGGTGGTCAAGGACACCTCGATGGCCGAGACCAAGCGCAAGGAGGCCAAGGACCAGCAGGACATGCAACTCGCCCAGGCCAAGCTGCAGTCGGACATGCAACGCGATCAGGCCGACACGCAGAACAAGGGCCAGCTTGAACAGGCCAAGGCCCAGGCCGACGTCCAGCGGGCCCAGGCTCAGATGCAGATTGAAATGCAGCGCGAACAGGCCAAGGCCCAGGCCGACATGCAACGCGAGATGGCGCAGATCCAGGCCGACATGCAGCGCGAGCAGTTGCGCAGCGATACCCAGATCAAGATCGCCGAGATGCAACGTGAGGCGCAAATAGCGATTGAGAACGCTAAGATACTGCACCAAACAGTAGTAGCAACCCAACCCCAAGGAGTACCAAATGGCAACATCTGATCAAGAGCAGCAAAGTATCCTCGTGCCCATGCACAAGCGCATGGCGCAGGGCGCGAAACTTGACGGCACCAGCATGCAACCCAAGGGCGGCAGTAAAGCCCCGGCCAAACCCACCGGGGGCTTGAGCCACTTGAAGAAGCAGAAGTGATTGGTGCGCTGATCCATGTGATCAAGGACAGGCAGGCGGCGCTCCGCCTGTCGCTTGCGCAGGGCCACGCCCCTAATTTTGAGACCTACCAGCGCCTTGTCGGTGAATACCAGGGCCTGCAGTGGATGTTGGATGCGATTGACGCGAAACTCGCGGAGCAAGACGAATAAGGCCATCTGGCCCCAAGTGCGCTGAAATATGCGCTGTCAAAACGCACTGAAATATGTGCTTTGTGTGGAGTTTGTGTGGAAAACGTAGCAAAAATTCACCTTATCGAGGGTATTTCGAGGCCATCTGACGAGTCCGAGCTTGCTTGGTCCTTCCCAGACGTCGATCCGGGCCTTGCCCCGCTCGGCGGGCGCATTCTGGTGCAACTCAGGCGCACCAAAAAGCAAAAAGGCCGCATTATCCTGGTCGAAGAGACCCGCGAGACCGAAAAATGGAACGGTCAGATCGCCAAAGTGGTCGCCATCGGCCCGTTGGCGTTCAAGAACCGCGACACCATGGCATCCTGGCCTGAAGGTAGCTGGACAGCGATCGGCGACTACATCCGCGTGCCCAAATGGGGCGGGGATCGGTGGGAACGCCCCGCGCCGGGCGACGATCGTCACGAGGACCCGGTGCTGTTCATGGTGTTGAACGACCATGAGATCATCAGCAAGGTCACCTGTGACCCGTTGAGCTTCAAAGCCTTCGTTTAAGGGGACGACCATGGCCGAAAAAGACAAGAACGAAGAAATAATGCACGTCGAAGAGGACACCGACGGCACCGCGACCGTTGAGCTCCCCGATAGTGTTGAGTTCTCGCAGGGCGGCGATGCCGGTGAACCCCGCCAAGCCGATGACGGCGACGTCGACCACCCGGACGACAGCGAGGCCGTCAGGGCCGCGCGCAGGGCACGCCGGCGCTCCAAGAAGGACCTGATCCGCAAGACGAACGAGGAGAAGGACGTCCGCCTCGGGATGCTGCAGCGTCAGAACGAGGAGCTGATGAACCGGCTCTCGAACGTCGAGCGCAAGACCCAGCAGCACGACCTGGGCCGGCTCGACAAGGCGATCGAGGACCAGGGCGTGCGGCTTGAGTACGCGAAGATGAAGTTGTCCGAGGCCACGGCCAACGGCAACGGCGATGACGCGGTGCAGGCGCAGGAACTGCTCTACGAGGCCCGCAAACAGCTCGACGAGCTCTCAGCGGTCAAGCGGCAGGCCAACCAGCCCCATGCGCCCCAGCAGCGCCCTATCGACCCCGGTGTGCAACGCCACGCGGCCAAGTGGATTGACCGCAACGAGTGGTACAAGCCGGACCTCTCCGACACCGACAGCAAGATTGCCAAGCAGGTCGACGAGTCCCTTGTCACCGACGGTTGGAACCCGGGAACAGCGGAGTATTGGGACGAACTTGACAGCCGCTTGCAAAAGTATCTGCCGCATCGTTACAATCGGGCCGAAGGGGGTGGGTCCAGATCGCCCCGGAATGTCGTGGGAAGTGCAGGACGCGAGGCATCAGCCGCTTTTGGGGGCACGAACCGCACCTTCACGCTATCCGCCGAACAGGTGCGAGCGATGAAGGACGCGGGGATGTGGGAAGACCCTGCAAAGCGGGCCAGGATGGTCAAGCGTTACGCAACCGAATCACGAAACAACCGGGGGTATTGAAATGGAATCACGTCTCAAAAAATCTTTGAATGCTGGTGGACGCGAAACTCGTGCGAACGAGGACGCAAGCCGGGCAGCACCAGAGGAGAAGTTTGCTTCTACGCAGGAACGTCGCAAGATGTGGAGCGAGGAGTGGACGCAATCAGCACTGCCCAGACTGCCAGAACTGTCAGGTTGGCACCTTTGCTGGCTTTCAACCACCAACAGCTACGACTCCATCGACAAGAGAATCCGCCTCGGGTACGTTCCAGTTAAGTCTGAAGAGTTTCCCGGGTACGAAGACTATCGCGTCAAGGCAGGCGAGCACGTTGGGTACATCTCATGCAACGAGATGCTGCTGTTCAAGTTGCCGATGGATGTTTTCCAAGAAGTGATGACGGTCATGCACCATGAGCGTCCTCAAGAGGAAGCGGACAAAATCCGACTCCAGATGGAGAACTTGCAGAACGCACGCGACAGCAACGGTCGAGCTCTGATGTCCCCGGTTGAGGGTGAAGGATCAAGCAACCCTGACAGGCAACCAAATCGCACGCCGGTGTTTGCCGGCTAACAAGGAGTACGAATATGTCAGCGACATCAGCTCCGTTCGGCTTTCGCCCCGCTTACCACCCGACAGGGTTGGACCGAGCGACGGTGTTGGCAAACGGTATCGCCAGTGCTTATAACACCGGCATCCTCAAGGGCCAGCCAGTCGCTCTTGACACCAACGGCAACATCATCATTGCCACGGCAGGCTCCGCCTTCATTGGCGTGTTTGCTGGTGTCGAGTACACCGACCCGTCGGGCCGTCGTCAGATCAACAACCAGTGGCCCGCGAACACCGCGTACCAAACTGGCTCTTGCCTCGCCTACTTCTACCAAGAACAGACGATCGTGTACGAAGTGCAGTCGAACGCCACCCTGGCGCAGACTTCCATCGGTGACCAAGCCAACATGGCAAGCGCCACAGCCGGTAGCACGACCACCGGCCTGTCGCAAGCAATGTTGGGCACCGTTGTTGGAGCGAGCTCGCAAGGCGACTTCCGCATCATCGACATCGCACCCTACATCGACAATGAGTGGGGCGATCCTTTTGTGATTGTGCGCGTGCAGATCAGCCGCCATCAGTACACAGCTAACATCGTCGCCATCTAAGGAGTCCAATCATGGCCGCACCAATGCGCAGTACGGACTTCCGGAGCATCGTTGAGCCTATCCTCAACGAATGCTTTGATGGGGTCTATGACCAACGAGCCGACGAGTGGAGCCGAGTGTTCCGCGAGGAAGACGGCATCCCCCGCAACTACCACGAAGAGCCGGTTCTGTACGGTTTCGGAGCGGCACCGCAACTGCCTGACGGCACACCGGTGACCTACCAGCAGGGCGGCGTGCTGTTCCTGCAACGCTACCTGTACAAGGTCTACGGTCTGGCGTTCGCGCTGACCAAGGTCCTGGTAGAGGATGGTGACCACATCCGTCTGGGTCAGGTGTACGCACGTCACCTTGCACAGTCGCTTGTGGAGACCAAGGAGCTGCTGTCCGCCAACGTCTTGAACTACGCTTTCAACAGCTCGTTCCCAGGCGGCGACGGCGTTTCCCTGATCAGCGCCTCGCACCCGATCGTCAATGGTGTCTTCAGCAACCAGCTTGCCACCGCCGCCGTGCTGTCGCAGACCTCGCTTGAGCAGATGCTCATTCAGGTCCGCTCTGCCGTCGACAACAACGGCAAGAAGATCCGTCTGGTCCCGCGCCAGCTCATCGTTGCCCCGGGCAACATCTTCCAGGCAGAGGTTCTGCTCAAGTCGGTTCTGCGTACCGGCAACGCCAACAACGACATCAACCCGGTCAAGTCGATCGGGCTGCTGGACGAAGGCGCCGCCGTTATCAGCCGCTTGACCAGTGCCACCGCTTGGTGGGTGCAGACCGACGCGCCTGAAGGGTTCAAGATCCTGATGCGCCGTCGCCTGGAGAAGACGATGGAAGGCGACTTCGAGACTGACTCGATGCGCTACAAGGCAACCGAGCGGTACGCTGTCGGCTTCACCGACCCGCGCGCCGCCTACGGCACGCCCGGCATCTAAGATGCCACCAGGGGCGGGGATCTGATCCCCGCCCTACCCAATTCAACAGTGTTTGGTCAAACTTTTCAAGGAGCAGACCATGCCCCAGTTTTCAGATGACCTCTTCCTGGGTCCCGCACAGGGCTACCAGGGAACCGGTTCGTACGCCAACGCATCAACCTTCACGGGCTCGATTGCCACCACCGTTCTGACGGTCACCGAGATGCTCTCGGGCGACCCGATCACCGTGGGCATGTACGTCGACAGCGCCAACATTTCTGTGGGCACGTACATCACGGCCTTTGGTGGCACCGGCGCTGGTGGCGTGGGCACCTACACGGTGAACACCTCGCAGACCGCAGCCAGTGCCACGGTGACTGGTGCAGGCAACGCCCTGGCGGGTAACCCCGCGCCGATGTCGCTTGGTGTTGGCCCCCTGGGCCGGATCTACGTCTTTGACGTGGTGCCGCAGACCCTCAACGCGGCGAACATTGCTGCCTCGCAGACGCCTACCGGTACGAGCGTCACCCTGACTGCTGGCACCACCGTCAAGTCGGTTGTCCGCTCAAACGGCGCCACCGTCCTGCAGTTGGACTGCCCGCGTGCGTTGTCGGTAACCTTGGTGGTGGGCGGCACTGCCCGCGCCTACACCATCTCCGGGTTTGACTACTACGGGCAAGCGATGTCCGAGGTGATCACCAGCGTTGCTGCTGCGACCACCAACGGCAAGAAAGCCTTCTACCAGATCTCCGGGGTTACCGGCGCTGGCGGTTCGGTTACCGCGATCACGATCGGCACCACCCAGTTGATCGGGTTGCCGGTTCGCGTCACCGATGCCGGGTACATCGGCACCGCTGGCTGGGACAACACCCTGGCCCGCAACGCTGGCACGCTTGCGGTTGCGGCGACTGCTGCGGCCACTACCGCCACGGGCGACGTCCGAGGCACCTACAGCCCGTCGTCGGCGCCGGATGGCATCAAGCGGCTGGTCCTGGGCATCCTGTTGCCGGGTATCGCTGTTGGTCCGAATGCCACCCGCGTCGGCGCGTTCGGCGTCACGCAAGCCTAAAGGGAGAGCGACATGGGTCAATTCAAACCAATGGTCAAGATGATGACCACCGAGCCATCGGTGATCCTCAAGCTCAAGAAGGGCGGCCACGTCAACATGAAGGACGACGCTTGCGAGCAGGACGGTCACTCGCCCATGCGCAAGGGCCTGACGGTCGCGATCGCCGTGGGCAAGCCCCGCGGTGGTGACGCTGGGGGCATGAGCCCCGGCAAGCCGTCCATGTCCGAGCGTCGCAAGGCCATGGCAGCGCCCTTCATGTCCAAGAAGGGCGGCAAGGTCATGAAGAAGGCCGACGGCGGCATGGTCGACCCGAACAACTTCGCCAATATGCCTGCGGGTCCTGCGCAGACCGCAGCGATGCGCAGTGCGGTTGGCTTGCCTGACACCACCGACAACTTTGCCAATATGCCTGCGGGTCCTGCGCAGACCGCAGCGATGCGCAAGGCCGTCGGCTTGTCTGATGCGCCTACTGTTCCCACTCCCCGGGTCCGACCACCGATGCGTGGTGGCCGGGGCATGATGAACATGGCCGAGATGAAGAAGGGTGGCAGCACCGACATGGCGCAGGACAAGGCCATGATCAAGAAGGCCATGCGCCAGCACGACGCCCAGGAGCACAAGGGCGGCAAGGGCACCAAGCTGGCGCTAAAGCACGGCGGCAACGCCAGCTCTTACGCCAACACCAAGATGCACGACGGCGACAAGACTGACCACGCCAAGGGCACTGGGGGCGTCCGTACGGGCACTGCCGGGTACAAGAACGGCGGCTCGATCGCACCGTACGTGAAGACCAAGATGCACGACGGCGATCACTACGACTCGGCCAAGGGCACTGGTGGCGTCAAGATGGCGAACTCCGGCGGCTACAAGATGGGCGGGTCCGTTGACTGGGCCAACCGCCCTGCCAACACCTCAAAGCCCGGCGTAACTGGCACCAGCACCGCTGGTGTGCGCAATGGCAACGCAGGCGGCTACAAGATGGGTGGTGCCGCAAAAAAAGCCTACGCCACGGGGGGCAGTGTTGACACTGGCCGTCCCGTGGCGTACGCCAGCAAGCCGGCTTCCAAGCCGGTGAGCAACACGGCGCAGTCAGGCACCTTCAAGAAGGGCGGCAAGGTCGCCATGAAGGCCGATGGTGGCCCCATGGTTGACCGTAGCCGCGGCGCTTACGCCAAGGCCATCGGCCCTGACGAGAGCGACATGGACATGGCCCGCTCGATCCGCAGCGCCCCAGGCAAAGCCTACGACGCGGTCAAGCGGTTCGTGACCCGTGACCCGGGTGCCGGCGCTGGACGGGGGTTCGTGAACCCCCCGATGGCCCGCAAGAAGGGCGGCGTGATGTGCAAGGCTGACGGCGGCATGGTTGGCCCGGACGCTTTGCCGCAAGGCATGCCGGGGGCTGGTGTACCGGCGGGCATGCCCACCGGGATGCCGCCCATGGGCATGCCCACGATGGCGAATCAGCCTTCCCTGGAGGCGCAGCAGGCCATGCAGAAGGTGCTTGGGGCCCCCGATACGGGTGGCCTGTCGGGGTACAAGCGCGGCGGGTCCGCCAAGCGGGTACACCGACATACTTCCGCAGCCCTACGGGGCATGCTGTAAGAATGGGGGCTCCGGCCCCCATTTTCCCAATACCAGGAGAAGTACATGCGTCCGATCAAGCTGGGTCCGTACACGCCTGCCGTGGCGTCCACGACCGCGTTCAACGCCCAAACATTCAACAGCACCGGCGCCGCCACGGCGCCGACCACCACATCGACCACCGACGGGCTGGCGCATTACGTGACGTTGACATCCCCGGTCCAAGCAACCCTGGCGGGCATCACGTTCACCATTGCGGGTAAGGACGCCGACGGCCACACCATCAGCGACACGATAACTGGGCCGGCGAGTGCGTCGACCACCACGGGCACCAAGTTCTTCAAGACCATCACAACCATCACGCCGTCGGCGACGATGGGCGCGCTGGTGCTGTCGATCGGCATTGCGGTGACCGCGATCACGCCAACGATCCCGCTGACAAACTCAGTGGCTGCCGCGGGCATGACGGTGGCGGTGACCGGTACGATCAACTACACAATGTACGAGACCTTTGCGAACGTGTATGCGCACGACGCCAACTCCGTTTCCACGACAATTTCGGCATTGGCGGCAAAGACAACCACCCTTTCGGCCAACTCTTCTGTCAGCGCGACGGGTGTGCTCCTGCTGATCAACTCGGTGACCGCCAGTGCAACGGTCACCGTGTGGCTGAACCAAGCGTCTGGCGGGATGGCGTGATGCCGAGCAGGTCGCCTGCCCAACACCGCCTCATGGAGGCCGCCGCCCACACCAAGGGCGGGTTCGGTGGCGTCCCGCAGAAGGTCGGCAAGGAGTTCGCCAAGGCCGACAAGGGCAAGTACGCCGGCGGTGGCGTGTCTCTCGCCGTGGGCCGCAAGGAGAAGCTGCCCGTTGAGCGCGGCGCTGGGCTCACCCAGAAAGGCCGCGAGAAGTACAATCGGGAGACCGGATCGCACCTCAAGGCGCCGCAGCCCGGCGGTGGTGGCCGCAAGGACTCGTTCTGCGCCAGGATGTCCGGCGTGGTGGAGCACTCGAAGGGTGACGCACCCCGCGCCAAGGCGTCGCTGAAGCGTTGGAAATGCCCCGGCTGGTAAAGGACTGACATGGCGTACTCAGGCACCGTTGGACAGACGACCATCAGCGTCCAGAAACTGATCGACCACGGTGCTCGTCGTGCGGGTAAGCTCGCCGAGGAACTGACGGTCGAGCAGGTCCAGGCCGCCAAGGAGTCGCTCTTCTACGTCCTGAGCAACCTGATCAACCAGGGCATCCAGTACTTCGCCATCAAGAAGCAGGTCATCGGCCTGATCGCCAACCAGTACGAGTACTCGCTCGCGGTTGGTGGCAATGACGTCCTGAACGCACTGTACAGGACCATGGCGCAGCCCTCTGGTGGGTACACCAGCTCTGCCGGCGGCACGGTCGCCAACGTCTACGACCAGGACACCTCGACGTTCTGCGCGCAGACGTCCGCCAACGGCAACATCGCGGTCGACTACGGCACCAGCAACCCGCAGTACCTGGGCTCGATCGGGTTCATGCCGTACGTCTCTGGTGGCGGCGGCGCGACCTGGAGCTACGTGCTCGAGGCGTCCGCCGACAATGCCACCTGGACGGCCCTGTACACCGCCACGAGCGAGGCGGTGACCGACGGGCAGTGGGTCTGGCAGGACATCGACCCGGGCGCCAACGTGTCGTACTACCGGATGCGCGCCACCGGCGGCACCACCCTGGCGCTGCGTGAGCTGTACTTCGGGAACAACTCGACCGAGATCACCATGTCGCGGCTCAACCGTGACGACTACACCAACCTGCCCAACAAGAACTTCACGGCCAACCAGCCGTTCCAGTTCTGGTTGAACCGCACGATCCCCCAGGCCACCATCACGGTTTGGCCGACACCGTCGAGCTCGTTCGTGCAGATGACGGTCTGGTACTCGGCCTACATCGAGGACGTCGGCGCCCTGAGCGGGCAGCTTGCGATCCCCGACCGGTGGCTGATGGCGATCCAGAACATGCTGGCGCACCAGATGGCCCAGGAGCTCCCCGGCGTTGACGTCGGGCGGATTCAGTACCTTGAGGTCCAGGCCGAAAAGTACTTCAACATGGCGGAGCAGGAAGAGCGCGACAAGTCGCCGATCTACTTCGCGCCGAACATCTCGGTGTACTCAAGGTAGGCCATGCCGCGCTTCCTCGACACCCGGGGCGGTTCGGACATCGCCATATTCATCTGCGACCGGTGCAAGATGAAGCGCGCGCACTCGGTGGCCCGGTCAGACCCAAACTTTCCCGGTTTGCTAGTATGCGACCAGGGATGCGCGGACGAGAAGGACCCGTACCGGCTGGCGCCGCGTCCGACGGAGAAGATCACGATCAGGTTTCCCAGGCCCGATGTCAGCATCGCCACGGACCCGAACGCGATCGAGACCACCGGCAACAACCAGTTTGACCTGTCACCAGAACAGAACACGCAGACCCCATCGAACAACGGGAACCTCGACACCTTGACCACCTCCCCGGGGCAGTAATGGCAAACGTAACAATCACCGAACTACCTGCCGCTGGTGCGATCACGGGGACGGAATCGGTCCCGATCGTCCAAAACGGGGTGACGGTACAGACGACAACTGCGGCGCTGGCCGGGTCGCCCGTGCAGACCCAGACCTTCCTGACCAAGAACCAGGAGCCCACGCTCAACAACAGCCGCGCGCTGTCCAACGGGACCGGTGTCGGGCTTGTGGACGCGGGGGCGCAGTCTACCCTCACCATCACCCTGAACGCGGCCTCCGGGAGCCTTGAGGCGGCCTCCAACGGCATGATCGCCAAGACCGCCAGCAACGCGGTGGCCGCCAGGACGATGTCCTCGACCACCACCGGCCTGTCGGTCACGGATGGTGACGGCGTCGCGGGCAACCCGACGTTCGCACTGACCGGGGTTGCCCTGGCGGTGGCCGGCGCAACGGGCACCGGCGCCCTGGCGCTGACGAGCTCGACGACGGTGTCGACCCGGACGATCCTGGGCACGTCCAGCCAGATCGATGTCACCGACGGCAATTTTGCCAACTCGCCGGTCATCGCGATCTCGGCGGACCCGGTGCTGTCGGGCAACGGTGGCCTAGTTGTCCCGGTGGGCACTACCGGGCAGCGCGGGTCGTCCACCAACGGGAACTTCCGGTACAACTCGACCACGGCCACCTTCGAGGGCTACGCGAACAATGCCTGGGGCGCGGTCACTACCGGCACCGGTGTGACATCAGTCGCGCAGTCGTTCACGGGCGGGCTGATCTCTGTCGCGGGGTCTCCGATCACCAGTGCGGGCACCCTGGCCCTGACGGTCGCCGGCACGTCCGGCGGCGTCCCGTACTTCTCCAGCGGCACGACCTGGGCGTCGTCTGGCGCGCTGACGGCCAACGCGATCGTCCTGGGCGGCGGCGCTGGCGCTGCTCCCGCGCCGCTGGCGAGCCTGGGCACCACCACCACGGTCCTACACGGCAACGCCGCCGGTGCGCCTACCTTCGGGGCGGTGAGCCTGACGGCGGACGTCTCGGGCACGCTCCCGATCGCCAACGGCGGCACCGGGGCCACGACCAGCGCCGGTGCGGCCTTTGCGATTAAGGGCGCGAACACCGACCTGACCTCGGTCGCGTTGACCACCGGCACGGTGAGCACCACGCCGTCGGGCAGCACCGACATCGCAAACAAGAGCTACGTCGACACGGTGGCCCAGGGCCTGGACACCAAGGCGTCCTGCATTGCGGCAACCACGGTCAACATCACGTTGTCCGCGCCGCAGACCATTGACGGCATCGCCCTGATAGCGGGCGATCGGTGCTTGGTCAAGAACCAGTCGACCGCTGCGGACAACGGCATCTACCTTGTCGCCGCAGGCTCGTGGGCCCGTGCCCTGGACATGGACACCTGGGCCGAGGTGCCTGGGGCGTACGTGTTCATCCAGACCGGGACCACCCTGGCCGATACCGGCTGGGTCTGCACGAGCAACGCCGGCGGCACGATCGGCGTGACCGCGATCACCTGGGCGCAGTTCTCCGGCGCAGGATCCGGTGTCAGCTCGCTCAACTTCGGCACGACCGGCCTGACGCCGGCCAGCGCCACCACCGGTGCCATCACGGTCGCCGGTACCCTGGCGGTCGCCAATGGCGGCACAGGTGCTTCCACCGCCAGCATTACCTCATTCAACAACATCACCGGCTACACCGCTGCCGGGGCTACGGGCACCACAAGTACCAACCTAGTCTTCTCGGCATCCCCCACCTTCACCGGTACCTTAGCTGCCGCAGCGATCACAGCCAGCACAACCCTTGGTGTCACAGGCGTCTCAACCCTGACTGGCGGCGCAGTGATCCAAGGCCTGACCGTGGGGCTGGGGGCTAATGCTGTTGCTACCAATACTGCGGTTGGTGTTGGGGCGTTGGCTAATGGGAGCTTGAGCGGCAGCGGCAATACCGCTTTTGGAAATGCCGCGTTGTATAATAATACTTCGGCAACAAGCAATACAGCGGTAGGGTATTCGTCGTTAATATTTAATACAACTGGCGCGGGAAATTCGGCAGTTGGGCAACAAGCTCTTTACTCTAACGATACCGGAGCAAATAATTCTGCGGTAGGTTTGTTCGCTTTGCTGTATAACGTTGCCGGAAATAACAACTCTGCGTTTGGTAAAAGTGCATTAAGTGGTGCGGGATTTTCAGGTGCAAACAATATTGGCATAGGTAATCAATCAGGGGTATCCCTAACCACAGGCAGCAACAACACAATCATAGGATCAGTTGCCGGGACTGCTGGCCTTAGCGATACTGTGATCATTGCTGCGGGTAGTGCCGAGCGGATGCGGATTGATAGCACAGGTTTGATGAAAGTCCCCGGCGGCATTTCAGGCGGCACATTTTAAGGAACTACGATGGCAGCAACAGGCTTTACCCCAATTTCGCTGTACTTCAGCACTACGGCAGCAGCAGCCCCTTCAGCGGGAAACCTTGTCTCGGGGGAGCTTGCTCTCAACATTACCGACGAGAAGCTGTACTTCAAGAATGCCGGGGGCACGGTCAAGCTGTTGGCAAGCAACGGTGCAACGACCAACGTAACGACCTTTGCTGGGGGCACCACGGGCCTCACACCGGCCTCTGCTACGTCTGGTGCAGTTACCCTGGCAGGAACCCTGGCGGTCGCCAACGGGGGCACCAACGCCACCACAGCCAGCATCACATCCTTCAACAACATCACGGGCTACACAGCCTCTGGTGCCACGGGGACGACCAGCACGAACTTGGTCTTCTCTACCTCGCCAACGCTGACAACCCCGACGATCTCGGGATACGTTGAGTCAGTAGCTGCGCTGGGAACGGTTACAGGCACGGCAACAATCGTCATCACAGCGGGCACAGTTGTCACCGCTACGCTGACGGCCTCAACGCCTTGTACGTTCGCAATGCCAACATCCCCCACGGCAGGGAATTCATTCATCCTACGCTTGACGCAGGCCGCAACAGGCATGACTACAGCCACCTTCACCGGCGTCAAATGGCCCGGCGGCACTGTGCCGACTATCACAGCAACGGCAAGCGCGGTGGACATTATCAGCTTTGTCTACATTGGCACTAGCTGGTACGGTAACGCATCACAGGCGTTTGCATAATGTTCGCAGCACTCAACTCGTTTCTGACTGGCGCACTCGCCAAGGTCACAGATGTGTACTGGCCTTTCGTCTCCATGCTCCTGCACGGGGATAGCGCCCAGCAGTTCAACCAAGACACAAGTACCAACGTCTTCCCGATCACTGCTGTAGGGGCGGTACAGGCAAGTACGCTAACCCCATTCACTGGTGGGCCATCGTCCTACGGGTCTGGGTACTTTAATGGGTCAAGCTATCTTACGACCCCTGACAATGCTGCGTTTACGTTGGGGACTAACGACTTTACGGTAGAAGCGTGGATTTATGCAACTTCTGCGGCGCAGGGGGCCATATGCGGGCAAACAAATGCAGCTTTTGCAAACGCAAACACTTCTATTGTATTTTCTAGACTTAGCGATGGGCGCATAGATTTTTTTGCTGCATACAACAGCGGCTCCGGCCTAGAACCAATAACTACGTTAACCGCGCCATTGAATACTTGGACGCACGTTGCCGCTGTTCGTGATGGCGCTACGCTGCGCGTATATGTAGGTGGGGTTCAATCTGCTACCGCATCAATCTCCACAGGCGTAGTAAATGACTCCGCTAGTTTGTTTGCAGTTGGTAGACCCGGTGATTTTGCAGGGCAATACTTCCCAGGTTACATCTCCAACTTCCGCCTAGTCAACGGCACCTGCCTGTACCCCAGCGGCACTACCTTCACGCCACCTACAGTCCAACTGACTGCTGTAACCAACACAGCACTGCTGACCCTACAGACCAACGTACCGCAGAACAACAATCAGTTCTTCGACACCAGCACCAACAACTTCACCGTCACCCGCAACGGCAACACGACCCAAGGCTCATTCAATCCGTTCGTCTCTACCTACCCCTACTCTGTTGCTACTAACGGTGGGTCTGCGTACTTTGATGGGACGGGGGATTATCTTACTGTTCCTGATAGTACTGCGTTTACGTTGGGAAGCAATGCGTTTACTGTTGAATGTTGGATAAACATAAGCAACCCATCTGGTAGCGGTCGGTATATTGCGGGGCAATGTGATTCAGCCCAATCTGCCGCATCAACAGCTTTTGGGTTGTATATATCAAGCACAAGTGTTCAGTTTGAATCTTATAGCGGGGCAACTTACATTAGTTTTGGAACCGCCATAAGTCAAGTGGTGGCTAATACTTGGGTGCATTTAGCGTGGGTCAGGGATACTGGAACAAATACGCTAAGAATATATGTTAACGGAGTTCAACGAGCCACACTTGCTATTGCTGGCGCAACGGCATTAAATAATTCATCAAGTCTTTTGGCTTTAGGACAAAACGGAGAAGCTGCTTTTACTCAAGGATTGGCAGGCTACATCTCCAACTTCCGCCTAGTCAACGGCACTTGCCTCTACCCCAGCGGCACGACCTTCACGCCCCCCACAACGCCACTGACCGCAGTCACAAACACGGCACTGCTGCTGGGCATGAGCAACGGGGCGATTTACGACAACGCGATACTCAATAACCTTGAGACGGTGGCTTCGGCGCAGATCAGTACTAGTGTGTTTAAGTATGGTACTGGGTCAATGAAGTTCAATGGTGCTGGTGATGCGCTCGTTACACCAAACAAACCTTTGTTTAGCTTTGGCACTGGTGATTTTACTATTGAGATGTGGGTATACCCCAACAGTTTTGCCGGGTTTAACACTCTCATAGACGCAAGAAGTGTTGGCACCGCCTCATCTTATGGTTTATTCACTGACTCCAGTACAGGAAAAATTTATTGGTATGACGCTAGTGGTGTGCAATTATCTTCTTCAGGCCTTACATTAAATGCCTGGGCGCATGTAGCAGTATCGCGTACATCTGGTGTGCTAAAGTTGTTTATTGCAGGTGTTCAAGTTTACAGCGCGGCCAACACAAACGCTCAAAATCCTACAGGAAACTTTGTAATAGGTAGAAATATTGAGTCTTCTCCGGTATATTTCAACGGCTACATAGACGACTTACGAGTCACCAAGGGCATAGGCCGGTACACGGCCACGTTCACCCCGCCTGATGCTGCGTTCCCGAACCAAGCACCTACCTACCCTAGCGGCACTGCTACTCAGCGGGCTATGTTTGGGTTTGGTGAAAACAGTAGCGGGCTTATGTCTGTAACTAACATCGTGTCCAACACCGGCGTAGTGGCTGGAGATACAACGGGCGTAGGTACTACTAGAGGTTATTTAGCCGCGTCTTCTTATGGCGGTGATAAAGCCATCTTTGGGTTTGGGTACATAGGAGCAGGTACTAATACTGCCATCACCAATCTTGTTTCCAATACTGGTGTTGTAGCTTCGGATACGGCGGGTGTTGGCACTGCTAGAGCCTCCCCTGCTGCGGCTAGGTACAGCACTGATAAAGCCATTTTTGGGTTTGGAGCAGCGGGGGCTACTTACTACTCGATAACTAACTTGGTAGCTAATACTGGGGTAGTGGCTACTGATACTACAGGCGTGGGCACTACCAGAAGGTATCTAGCCGCTACTAGTTACGGCACAGACAAAGCCATATTTGGTTATGGATTTGATTCTACCAGTACTGATGTGTCAATGACTAATTTGGTTTCAAATACAGGTGTAGTTGCTTCTAATACAACTGGCGTGGGTACTCCTAGGTATGGTCTTGCTGCTGCTGGGTATGGCAGTACGGGGCAAGCTATATTTGGGTATGGTGTAGATGCAAGTTCTTTTTTGTCCATGACCAATTTGGTTTCTAATATCGGAGTAGTTGCAACGGATACTACCGGAGTTGGTACTGCGCGGGGGTCAACACTTGCCGCTGCTGGATATGGTGGCGATAAGGCTATATTTGGTTTTGGGCAAAAAGGGAGCAGCCCTTTCTACACTGCCATAACAAACTTGGTTTCTAACACTGGCGTTGTTTCCGCAGACCAAGCGGCGCTTACGGGAACCATCCGGTCTTACACTGCTGCTGCTGGCTTCTCCTTCTCATAAATCATGGCAGTCAAACTAAACTCAGAATTCAACTACCGATACCAAGTTATCGGGGAGACTCCTTGGGAGAAGATCAAGACTCTCAAGGGTTTCTTGGAAGGCCGGGTACGGGCTGCTGCGCTGGAGAAGGTAGCTGACCTCAAGCATCAAGCTATGGTCTTGGAGATTGAACACCTCATCCGCATTGATGCTCTGCCCCATGTAATCCTAGTTAAGCAGGCTGAACTGCTGGAGCTTGAGTCCCACCTACCCGCCCAGACAGAAGCGTTCCAGTTGAACCGGGAAGAGATTGAGATGCTCAAGCGTCTCTTGGCTGAGTTGTACGAGATTGCAGAGCGCATCCCAGGCTACACCGACGAGCAGATGTTTGAAGCCAACGCAGCAAACGAGTTCACGGTCACTATCGGCAAGGACATCCAAGCCGAGATCATTGCCAACGGTCGGCCATCCCCTGCCAAGCTCCGCAATGCCATGAGCAACCCGCACACCTTTGCTGCCCTGAAGCACTGCGGCCTAATCCCGCCAGAAGCGGTGATGCTGGAGGGTAGTAACAGCGCACTGCGGATTGAGTTGAAACCAAAGGCACTGACATGAACCTACCCCAACTGCCCGCCGACAAGGCGAACCATGCGCTGTATGGAGCCTTGATCTTCAACGTCGCCTTCTTTGCTTCTCATAGCCTTGCCATTGCCTCTGGCGTGGTTGCTGCGTTTGCTGTTGCCAAGGAGATCAGTGACGCGGTAATCAACTGGCGGGCAACGGGCAAGCTCACGCAGGGGCCGCACGGAGTGGAGTTCTTAGACGCTGCCGCAACGTGCTTTGGTGGTATCCTTGTAGCCTTGCCACTAGTGCTTATGCGAGCCTAAAAAATGGCTAATGCTTTCCAAGTAGGTGCGTTCCAAACAGACGGCTTTCAGGTACAAAT